AAGAGATCGAACCAGAAGTTAGAGAGGGCGAGACCATCTCCAGATCGGCGCTCGATCGGCTCGATATTGTAGCGTTTGGCTAGTTCCAACACGAAACGAGGATCCAGCTTGCCAGTGCTATAGGCAGCGCCTCGTTTGTCTAAGTCAACGACTTGCGTTGATTCCTGAACAGTCTGTTCCTGAGTCATTGCACTTCCGCGCGGCGCATCCGCATCTTGAGGGTTTGGCGCGGCAGCCTCGGAGCACGGTGTTCGGCGGCCAGACCTAGCCGCGCCAGTTCGAATCCTATCAGCTGACGCCACGATGCGTCCGGCGATCTCGATCGAGGTTTTCCACCGCCGCTGGCTTGTCGCCCGCCATGGCGCGCGCGATGGCGCCGGCGACCCGATCAGCAGCCGCCAACAGCGTGGCGTCGACGACGTGCACGTAGCGGCTCGTCATGGTCCCGCGAGAATGCCCCAGCATCGCCGCGATCGTGGGCTCGCTGAAACCCAGTTCATTTGCCACGGTGGCGAAGCTGTGGCGCAGCGTGTGCAGCGTGACGCCCTTGATCTTGGCGCGCTTGGCAATGCGCTCCCAAGCTTTCGGCAAGCCTTGGTAGGGCCTGCCATAGTCACCGTTGCCAAAGACAGACTCACCTTTGCGGTGGCGAGGCAGGCTGGCCAGTAGATCGGCAGCGGCTTGCCCCAGGGGGCGAAGGCTATAGCCCTCCTTGGTTTCGGCAAGACGAAGCTGCCGTGCATCCAGATCCACCTCGCGCCAAGTCAGGCCGGTCACTTCGCCGCGCCGGCAGCCCGTGAGGGCCAGCAGCCGCACAGCATCGGTGGCGTGGCGGTTCTCACCCTCCCGCTCGGCAGTCGCAAGCGCAGCGCCCAGCGTGCGGTAGTCGTCCATTGTGAGGAAGGTTCTGCGACGCTCATCCGCCGGCCGCTCAACCCCATGGACTGGGTTGTCTTGGCGGATCCCTTGCCGAACCGCAAAGCTGAAGATGCCGCCCAGCAGCCCCACCGTGCGCGCCGCAGTGCCTCTGCCGCCGGTGACGCGGGCAACGCCCTTGGGCTTGGTTTTGACCGTCGCTTTAGTCTTGCCGGTCTGTACGCCGGTCAGAAAGCGGCGCACGTCGGCGGCCTGGACGTCGGCCACGGCCATCGTCCCCAGCAGTGGCTTGATGTGCCGCTCTATGCGACCCCGGTCGGTGGCGAGTGTCGTTTCGGCTTTGGGACGCTTGCGCTTCCCAAGCACGAGGCCCTTCTCAGCCGCCTCGAGATAGTCGGCGCAGAGCGCAGCAACGGTCATGACGCCGCGAGCTGCGTTCCTGGTCGCGGAGGGGTCCTGCCCGTCGGCTACCTGCCCAAGAGCCTTGCGAGCCCGCTGGCGCGCTTCGTCGGGGGTAAGTACGCCAACCCGGCCCAAGGCAAGCTTTCGCGTCCTGCCGTTTGAATTTCGATACTGGATGACGTAGGTGCGCGCCCCGCTCGGCTTCACTCGCACGCCGAAGCGCGCTAGCTCATCGTCCCAATGAGCGACGTCCCGCTTGCCCGGCCGGAGCGAATCGACGAAACGCTTGGTGATCTTCGGCATTCCCCCCTCCGTGTCGAATGTCCGCACCCTGCGGGGAAGCAAGGGGGAAGCACGCGGGGGAAAACTCGGGTAATTCCGTGTTCTTTCCGCTGCCTTCCCATTATGACCTGTTCGCTAGGTTTTCCAAGAACCATCCATCAAGGGAAAAGCCGGGGAAGCACTGGAAAAGAGTTAACCACTGCCCTCCGAAGGCAGAGGTCGTGAGTTCGAATCTCGCCGGGTCCGCCATCTCCGGTCTGCGCCGCTTCGCAGGCGGGCTAACTGGTCCGAGCTATTCGGCAACATTCGGACGGCGCGGGCGTTATCTCCAAACAATCCGGCAGGCAAAAATTGCCTTGAAACTCGGAAGGAGCATGGAGATTCCAGCCTGCTCCTTTGCTCGTGATAGTCAATCACTACTTGGCGTGTACGAGACTGACGCCCACTGCCGCGCCGCCGGTCTGAATGGAACCCTAGATCAGCATCGCCACTCTCGGCATGGCGGGCTTCTTCACATTTTGAGTGGCTGCGTGATCGCGCTGGTTATTCCCGTTCGGAGTGGCGAGCGCGCCGCGACGGTTTCGGTCTTGCTGGCCATGCGCAGAGAGTTGCTTGCCCAAAGAGTGGCGGAAATGGCAGCATTGGTGAGATGACCCTCCGGAGAAAACTCTTCGAAAGCGTAGCGTGTCGGCAATACAGGCAGCAGGGCTATCGCGTCTTCCGTGGGACATTTCCCAGCGAAGAGATTGAGATTATTGCCGACATGGTCCGCAGCATGGTCCCATGCTATGGAGGCGAGATTCGCCGGCAGGATGGCAAGTTTGCGCGCAACGACTTTTTCCCTGCCACCAGGCTCATACGCAATCCAGTCTTGCATCCCCACGTATCGCTACCAGGGGAACTCGACCCGCTTAGTGCAAAGCTCCGCGCACTCCTCACGTCCCCGCTCCTAGCTTCTCGACTACACGAACTCGATGACGTCAGGCACTATGTGATCCATCAATCCCTATTGTTTTTCGCCGCCCAGACGACGGAGCTTCATCTCGACAGCTGGTCAGTTGATACTGCTCCGCTCGGCCTTTCGCACACAGTGTGGATACCGCTTCAGCACCTCGATTATCGTTCTGGCGTGCCTAGCGTGATCCCTTGGCCGAGAAACAAGGTCGTTACCGAATCGGAACTGAGGCTGCGACAGATCGGTAGCCGGGAACAACGCTACGACGAGTATCACCGCGCACTACGCAACATGATGTTGGACGGCAGTCCGGAAGCAGTGGTGCCGTTGCTTCGCATGGGCGATATGATCGTGTGGTCATCGCTGACGCCCCACTTCACACTGCCGGCGCAGCCCTTCCCCATCGAAAGGCTCTCTCTGCAGGTCCTGATCAGGCCGGCTGCGAATCGATGGGGTGACTTTCTTAGCCAACCCTACGATCAGACTTCGGTGCGGCTCGAGAGAGTGACGAAGCACTTTTCCATTCGGCTCGTCGAATAATCCTTGTTGTGCTACTTCAGGCGATCAGCCAGCGCGGCATGCCGCGCCTTGCAATCGAGGTACGCCTTTGCAACCCGCAGGCGCTCCGCCGCCAGTTCGTTATCGCTGGGCTCCTCCGGCGCCAGCTGCGGATCCTGGCACGGCAGCAGCAGGCTGGCGTCGATCGTCGGCTTGACCGACTGAAAAGAGCTGCCGCAGGCCGTCAGAAGCAGCGCGCATGGCAGGAGACTGAGCGCAATCGCGCGTGACCGGTGCCGCATAGACTTTCTCCGTGACGGTGACGACTTTGGTTTCGGTGTCCTGAAGCTTCTGGGCGAGCTGCTGGACCGCCTTGGCGTTGGCAGCCTTGTCCTTCTCGGCCTGCTCGATGACACCCTTGGCGGCGGCGAGCTCGGTGCCGATCGCGGCGTTACGCGCGATCAGGCCCCAGATCACAACGCCAGCGATCGCCAGCGCGAGCATCGAATAGGGCGCGAGGCGCTCAATCAAGGCGCTCATGCTGCCACCTTCAATCCGGCATCAGCTTCCAGCGCATCGCGCGTCATCCTGCCGACGATGCCATCGACCACCAGGCGATGCTGGGCCTGCAGACGCCGCATCTGTCGCCGGGCCGAACTCGCCATCGGCGATGACGCAAAGTGCCTTCTGCAGCGCCGCGACGTCGGAACCGCTGTCGCCTTTGCGGAGGGCGCGTGGCAACGCCAATGCGCCTGCGGCGTAGCGCTCGGCTGCGGCCTCGAGCTTTGCGGCATAGACGCCGTTGAAGCCTCCGCCGTTGTAGCAATTCTCGACATCGCGCCACGCACCAATCGCCAGTGAGGCTCTGAGCGCGTGATCGTTCTCGATGAAGCGGACGAAGGCCTCGAGCTGGCCGGCCGCCGTGTGCATGGCGGTGACGAATTCGTCGATGCTGGCGTAATGCAGGTCGCGCCAGTTGAAGCCCATCACCTGGAAGGCGCCCCAGCTCGTCGCCTGCTCGGCCGCTGCCTTGTCGAGCGCCATCGCCGCTCGCACCTGCTGCCAGGCGCCGGCCCGCGTCGTCGCTGCGAGCGCCGGGTTCCATTCGGTCGATGACAGGTCGGGTCGGCTGGTGTTGAAGCGATAGCCGGTGAACTTTCCGAACCAGTGCGCCTCGAGGCGGACGGCCGGCAACTGCTGGCCGTCGATCGTCCAGAACGTCTCGCCGGCGCTCTCGATGTCGGCGATCGCCTTGATGTTGGCGACCGGCGCGGCCAGGCGTGTCGCGGCGGCCTGGTAGTCGGCTTCGCTGAAACTCATTGTCCTCTCTCCTTCAAGGCGTGCTCCCCGGCGTCGTTGAATTCGCGCACAGCACGGCGATGGTCACTGGGGATGCCGAGCTTTTCCAAGAGCCGCTCAATCGCGCGATGCTTGCGTGCCTCGGCTTCCCACGCGGCTTCCTCGAGTCGCTTGTTGACCTCGAAACAGGGTGCTGGCTTCATGGCTTGATCCTGTCGCCGATGCGCTCGATCGCCTTGGCGAGGTTGTTGTCGGACTCGGTTTTCTTCAGAAGAAGATCGGCGTTTGCCGACGCGCAGGCCTTCACGTCGGCGAGATGCGCGGCGTAAAGGTCGACGATGTGTCGCCACTGCAGATAGACCGTTGCCCCGAGCGCGAGCACGACCGATCCCACGATGCCCAGCTGGGCCCAGGGTGCGATGATGCTGTTGAGCGCGGGGTCCATCGCTAGCCGGTATAGCCCTGGGCGTTCACGTAGACGGCCCCGGTCACCGCCGTCAGGGTCACGACCTCGAGCAGGTTGCCCGGGGAGCCCTGCAACGGCTCCTGGAAGCCGATCATGGTGACAACCAGCGCCGTGGTTTGCAGCTTTCCTCGCCACAAGACCGCGCCACCCGCGCCGTCCCGGATTGCCAGTTCGGTAGCGGCACCCAGAGCATCCGTGGCGATCTGAAAGTCCGTGAGGTAGTTGCGCTGCGTGGCATCCGCAGGCGCGGGCTTGAGCGTGACCGCAGTGGTGGTGTTGACGATGCCGCCGGTGGCGGTCGCGAAACTCCACGCATCGGGATTCCGAGCAATAGTGGCCTTGTCGACTGTTCCGGGCATGATGTTCTCCTTAGATTCGGATCATTTGGTTGAGGATGATGGTAGGCTGCACATTCGTGACCGTGGCCGTGTTTCCGCTGATCGATCCGGAACCTCCGCCAGAACCACTCATGGCGCCGCTGACCGTGACTGGAAAACTCGATCCACTACCGACGAAAGCGCCGCCGGGTGAAAAGTTACCTTCGAAATCCGTAGCGTTGGCATTCCCGTTCAGCGTGCCGCTGACAACCACGCCGACGCTTACGGAAGCAGAGCCAGACACGCTCGCACTTTCCTGTTGCGTGCCACCGGTGGCGCCGAGCGTGCTAGCGATCTGTGAGTTCAGCAATCCGCGCTCGGCGCCGCCCATGTTGCCCAGGCCGGCAACTGTCACGCTCCGAAGATCGGGAAGATTGAAGGTGGTCGAGCCGTCGCCGGCGCCATAGGTCGTCCCAAGGACAGCGAACAGGCCGGCATAGGCCGTGCGCGAGATAGCCTGGCCGAAGCAGAGCAGATAGCCTTTGGGCGGCGTGCTCCCGGCGAACGGCTTGACCTCTCCCGTGTCTCCCCTGACATCGAGCAGCCGATAGGCACCGACACCGGCGTAGTAGGCGACGCGGGAGATCGTGTCGGTGTCAAAGAGCGCGGCCGGTGCCGCGCGCCATGCCCCAGCCGAATAATAATGCAGCGGGATTGCACCGAGGCTGTTGACGTTCAGCGTCGGGGCATTGCCGTTGGCGGCGTTGAACTGCACGACGTGCACCATGCCGTCGAGCAAGGCACCGGGGGCCACGCTGTAGGCCAGCGTAAAGGCCGTCGACGTGCCGCCGGTGACCTTGGGGATCGACCAGTCATACCACCGCTTGGTGGCGCCCATCACGGCGCGGATCGTGTCGTTCACACCCGACGGGAACATGCCTTCGGGCGCGCCGTCGGGGGCCGGCGTGTTGTTGCTGGCGTCTGTCTCGCTCCAGTTGCTGGCGCCGATGTCCATCAGTCGCTCCCACGGCAAAGGTTGCTGTCACGGAGCGCCCGGAGCGGACGCCCGCACGATGCGCTCGACGGAACCATCGTCACCTCCTTCCCGCCGCGAGGCGTTCGTTCGCGCATCCGAGTGCGGGCGGCAGTGCGCGGCGCGGCGTTTCGGGATCGGCTGAGGCGTACGGCCTCGCCGGCACCGTCGTGATCAAACAGACTGCCGCCCATGGCCGCCTCGCTGCTTTGGAAATCAATGAGATCAGGCATCGTTCTCGCCCTCACGCCGCGAACAGGAAGGGCAGCAGGTCGGCGATCGAGAAGCCGGCCGCTTCGCCGCCCGCAGCGCCGGCGCCCGCAGCCGCAGCACCTTCCGCGGCAGCATCGGTTCCCGCGCCAGCCGCACCGTCCAGGCCGCCCGTCGCTGCACCGCCGCCGAAGCCAAGGTCCTGCAGCAGTCCCGTCAGCGGGTCGATCGCGCCACCGTCGGCGGGCGCGCTCCCTCGGGACAAGCCGTCCGTCAAGTTCATGATCACTCCGTTGGGATTGGGAGTCGGGAGGGGGAAGCGACTGAGAAGCTTGTCGAGGATCCCGGGACCGTTCTGCACCTTGAAGCCCGGCGCCGGCGGCAGTTGCGCCATCGCCATGAAGCCCATACCGGGCGGCAGCGGCGGCGCATGAAAACCCGACGTGAGCGGCATCGGCTGCACGGGACCGGGAATGAGACCCGGCGCCATTTTCTGGCGCAGCAACGCCGGCAGTGAGTTGGAATCGTTCGAGCCCGACAGGAAGTTGAACGCAGTCATCCGAAGAGTCCCTTTCCGCCAAAGAGCGCGCCCAGCATGTTCGCCGTCGGGTTGGTCGCCGGCATCGACGTGCCGTAGGAGCTGACGTTGCTGCTGCCGCTGCTGTTGCCGCTGCTTTCCCCGCCCGGATAGCCGGCGAGCAGGCGCTGCAGGTAGTTGCTGATGTAGTCCGGCTGGGCCGTCGCTTCGTAGTTGTAGCGGGCCACGTTCGAATCGATGTTGGCCTGCGTGTTGGCGTCGATCGCCTGGCCGGCCTGCAGCATGGCCGCGATGTTGGCGAAGTCCTGGTTCGCCAGCGTCGGCGCAAGGTTCGCGGCATTGATCTGATTCGAGCGCTCGTTCTGATAGGCCGTGTTCGCCATCCCGGCCGCGGCGTTGGCCTGGGCCTGGTTGAGGGAATCGAGGGCCAGTCCCGTGTAGGCCTGCTGCTGGCCCGAGCCGTAGCGGCCCGTGCCCTCGAATTGCGCGGTCACACTGGGCAGCACCTGGGTCATGAACTGCTTGGTCTGCGGCTGCTGGGCGGCGGCCACGGCGCTCGCGAAGTAGGGATTGTTGGCGAGGTCGAGGTAATCGCCGTTGAGCGTGCTCATGACACTGTTGTCGGCGGCCTGCACTACCGGCGAGCCGCCGGCGCCGCGCTGGAACAGCGTCTGGATCGCCGACTGCGTGGCCTGCGAGGGCGGCGCCACGGTCGCACCCGGATAGTAACCGGGCGCCGTCGGATTGGCGTTGAAGTCGCCCACCAGCGCCTGAATGCCTTGCTGCAGATAGGGCTGGATGTAGGACGGCGGCGCCGCACTGGAGTTCGACTGCTGATTCTGTGTCTGCGCCTGCGTCTGTTGCGTCTGTGAGGGTGTTGCTCCGCCGCTCATTTGATTCTCCTTTCCCAGGCGGGAAGGCCATCGACGGCGTCGACGCTCACCCCACCGAACTTCTTCACGATCCGCGCCCAGCCCGGCCGGCCGACGCCGCGCAGCGTCACGCATCCCAGCGAGCGCGCCCAATGCTCGAGCTTGGCGATGAAATCGCCGGCCCATTCGCGCAGCCGGGAACCGCCGACCAGCCAGATCAGGCAGCGTTTTTCATCGGCGAGCTGGATCTGTGTCACGATCGCGGCCACCGGCACGTCCGCGTCATAGACTGCCCAGAGCTGCGCATCCTCGAAGAGCAGTCGTGCCAGCACATCCGGCTTGTCGGGTGAGCGCTTCACCGCGGGCTCGAGCAGAGGCCACAGGTCGGACCAGACCAGGTGGAGGTGGCGCAAGGGGATTCCCGTGGCGATCATGGTCATGTGCTGATGATGTGATTGAGGACGATCGTCGGCTGCGTGTTGTTGTGCGCGCCGCCGCCGCCCGCGTTCTGGATCGAAATGTTGGAGCTGTTGGCGCTGGTGCCCGGCGCAATGTTGCCGCCGTCGGCGTAGCTGTACCAAGACTGGTTGAGGATGCTGGCGTCGCCGATCACGATGCGCCCGCCGGGCGCGCTGTGGGCGTGTCCCGGATCGTTGACGCCGTGGTTGTGAGCGGGCATCTCCGCTGTCGACAGCGTGTGGCTCTGCTCGCCGCCCGAGGCGCCCAGCGTCGCGCCGGACACGGCCGACGTCAGGCGACCGGCCGCGCTGCCGCCCATGTCGTCCTTGCCGGCGGCGACACGCCCGCGCAGATCGGGGACGTTGAAGGTGGTCGAGCCGTCGCCGGCGCCATAATTCGTGCCGATGGCCGCGAAGAGATCCGAATAGCCGGTCCGCGCGACGGCCTGGCCGTAGCAGAGCAGCCAGCCGTCCGGCGGCGTGGCGCCGGCAAACGGCATGACGCAGCCCGCCGGCACGCGCAGCAGCGTGTTGTAGTCGCGGATCAGCACGTTCACGCGCTCGGTGATGGAGCGGGTGTCGGCCGTGACGGGAAGCGCCGGCAAGCTCATTGCGCACCTGCCGGTCGTGCGTCGAGGTCGTCGATGCCCTGCAGGTTCGACCACAGGTCGCCCGCCAAGGTCGTTGCCCGGACGCGGAAATAGCGGCCGCTCTGGTAGACCGGCGCCAGGCCGGCCGGCGTCAGCCCGACGCTCGGCCCATAGGCCACGATGCCCTGCTGCGTCTCGCGCGCGCCGAGCTGGATCTGCGGCGTGCCGCCGTCGATCAGCGGCCGGCAGGCGCGCACGACGGAGCGCGTGCCGTTGCCGGGCGCGAACTCCGCGGTCTCCACCGTCGCCGCCAGGGTCGGGCCGGAGAACGAGCCGCTCTTGTGCGTGGTGTCGAAGGCGAACAGCAGCAGCGAGACCGGGCCGCTCCAGAACGACGAATCGAGCGAGTACGGCAGGGTTTCGACCGTGCTGCCGCCGTTGAAGGCGTCGAGCTGCTCGAGCGTGTAGCTCTGCTGGCTGACGCCGCCGAACACCAGCTCGCAGGTCACCTGGGCGCGCGCCCACTTGCCGGTGCGCCAGTTGTAGATCAGCAGGCGGTTGGGCGTGCCGTTGTTGCCGTTGGCCGGGTAGGCGAAGATATAGAGCCCGCGTACCGGATCGATCGCCGACGAGGCACGGAAGTGGTTGGTCTCGTCGAACTCCGCCCAGAAGGTGCGGTCGATCTTGCCGCGGCCGATCGGCGTGATCGTCTGGCCGCCCTGCACCATGTAGAAGCCCGACTTGTGGCAGAAGAACGCCATGTCGATCAGGCTGGCGAGGCTGCCCGGCACGCTGCAGCCGATGTCGTTGGCGATCTTGTCGATGCGGAAGATGATCGGCGGGCCTTCGTAGGTCATGCGCCGCACGCTGGTCTCCTGGAAGATCAGCCCGGTGATGTTGCCGCCGTCGGGCAGGTCCTGGATGTCGGCCTGGTTGGCCGGGATCGAGCCCCACAGGTTGGCGTTGTTGATGCCCGACCACTGAACGCGCTGCGGCGTGGTGCCGATCTTGCCCATCAGCACGAAGTCGCGGACCGTGGTGATGAAGGCCGCGATCGGCGGCGTGCCGGCGAGTGCCGCCCAGCGCGTGCCCACGGACAAGTCGAAGGCCTGCGGAATATCGACGCCGTTGACGGCGATGGCGAGCGGGCCGAACTGGGTGAAGCGCCAGGTGTCGTCGCCGCCCGGCGCGTAGATCAGCTCCTTCTGCGCCGTGCCGCCGGAGGTGTAGGTCGAATAGCCCGTGGTATCGACGCCGATGGTGAAATTGTTGGCGTCGACCACCGTCACCGCAAACAGCAGGCCGTTCAGCTGCGTCATGCCGGCGACGCTCGAAAGGAAGACCTGGTCGCCGTTGCCGTAGCCGTGCGCCGTCACGGTCACCTTGCCGGGATTGGCCTTGGTGATCGCGGTGATGGCCTTCGCCGCGGCGAGCTGCGTGACATCGCTCCAGGTCGTGCCCGACAGCAGGTAGAGCTTCGTCGCGTCGCCCGCGAACATGCGGGTGGCGCCGGCGGTGCCGCGGAACCACGCCGCGCCCTGGCAGCGCGCGGCAAGCGCATTGGAGACGCCCGAGAGGGCGTTCAACGGCCGGTAGCTCTCCTCGGCCGGCACGACGTTCAGCGCCTCGCGCGCCCATTGGCTGAGGCTCGGCATGTCGGGACGCCATTCGGCGAAGGGGATCACGGTCACGGCGCCATCCCCGCGCGCAGCCGGATCACCGGCACCGAGGAGCCAGTGATCCGCTGCGTGCGTGCGTTCAGTCCCGAGACGCTCGCATTGTAGAGCGCGAGGTAGCGCAGCGCGCCCGGCTCGTCCTGGGTGAAGATCGAGGCCTCGACCAGGCAGCCGTAGAGATAGACGTCGGGGCTGCCGGCCAGGATGGCGTTCACCGTGGCGCCGGCCGGCGTGGCGAGCTTCTGGTAGTAGCGCAGGGTCGCCGTGTAGGCGCCCGCGCCAGGATCGGGGAAGACGCGGAAATTGGTGCCGCTGACGGCGATCAGCCGCGGCTGGTCGGGCGCTCCCGAGACGTAGCCGTCGATCGTGCGCTGGGCCACGATCTGCAGGGGCGCGTTCGGGCTGTTGAGCTGCGCCGAGATCAGCTCGAGGAAGGTCGCGGGCTGCGGCGTCACCGCCTGCAGCGCGAAGGCCGGGTCGACCGTCTCCATGTCGACGGTGCGCAGCGGATTGGAGCTGAGCGGATTGGCGGGATCGTCGGCGGCGAAGCCGTAGTAGAGACGGCGCTCGCAGTTCAGCAGGAAGTCGTCGAAGCGGCTGTCGAGCAGGCTGTCGCCGCTGCGCGCCAGCCACGCCAGCACGCCCGCCTTGAGGCCACCATAGGTGTTGATCTGGACGGCCATCCGCCTACGCTCCGCTCCGGCGCGATAGGTCGAGGCCTGTTGCGGCGTAGCCCACCTGGGGCGAAGGTGAATCGGTGCGCAGCCAGCGCCAGTCGGGATCAGCCAGCAGGCGATCGATGCGGTCCTGGTGATCGGGGTTCCAGTAATCGACGCCGAGCTCGTTGCGCCATTTCTCGATGATGATCAGCGGGATGCGCGCCACCATGCGGACGTCGCGCGCGCCGTTGTAGGGATCGCAGTGGTTCTGCGCCTCCCTGTTGAGGTCGAGCAGGCGGCTGGTGTGCTGGAACGACTGCTGCGCCCAGTTGCCCTCGCCGTCCTCGAGCCACCACGAGGCGACGCCGGTTTCCTGGTTCCAGTCGAGCAGACGCTGGGTCATCACGCGCCTGCCTTGCCTGCCTCGGGCTGAGCCGAGGGAGGCGGCGCCGGCAGGATCTCCGCCTGCTTCTGCTTGTCGAGAAGCAGAGCGAGGTCAGTCGGCACCCTCAATTGGGTGCCCCTGGAAACTCTGGTCGTCTGAATACTGGTCACCGCCCAGTCGGCGCGTACGGTTTTTCCGGCCTCGTCGAACGGCAGGTAGACGTGATCGACCGTGATCACGACCTCGGCCCCGGCATCGGGCTGGGGCTCGGTCGTAACTGCAGCTGCACTGTCGGCCGCAGTCGCGGACTCCGGCGCGGCCGTCGCCGGGATTCCCTGGGATTCGGTCGGGACGGGCTGGGATTCGTTGGGATTCGGGGTCATGGCGCTCTCCGGGGGTTAGAGAAGGTCGGCGACGATGCCGCTGCCGGCTTCGTTGCGGCTCTCGAGGGTGGCTTCGCCCACGATGTGGAACTTTTTGGCGTCGCCGGTCTGGGCCAGCGATTCCTTCTTCCACTTGCGCAGCCACAGGATGCGCCACAGCGCGGGATCGATGACGGCGATCTCGCGGCCGCGCATGTAGCGGCTCGCCACCGCCGACAGGGTGCCGAAGTCGGACACGTAGCGATCGACGGCGCCGATGACCGTGGCCATCTTACCCTTGGGTTCCTGGAACTGGGTGGCGATGCCGGTGAAGGCCGAGAAGTTCTGCTTCTGGTTCGAGCCCATCAGCAGCAGGTTGGGCTTGCCCCCGGCGTTCCACGCCGACCTGATGACGGTCTTGAGCAACGCCTCGGTCGAGGCGCGCGGCGTGCCGTCGACGGGCGCCGTGGTGTTGCCCGAGGAGAAGCCGCCCGAGCCGCCGGTCGCGCCGCGCGAGATGTTGGTCACGATCCACGATTCGAAGCCGCCCATCTTGCGCGGCGTCGCGCCGGACTGCGTGCCCGAGCCCTGGTTCTGGCAGGCGATCGCCTCCAGATCCATCTTGATGCGACGGCCGGCCAGCGCGGTCTGGTAGCTGATCTCGCTGTCGCGGCCGGCCTTCTTCACGACCTCCTGGGTGGCCGAGATGGTGAACGGCTTCTTCAGGATCTGCGTGCGGTTGCCGACACGCGTGGTGGGCGTGATGGCCGCCGCCGTGGTGTCGTCGCCTTCGAGCTGGGCATTCGTCGGGTCGGCGTTGCCGAGCGTATCGAGCTGCCATTCCTCGTAGGTTGCCTCCGCCGAGCCGGAGCCGATGGCCGCCTGGAACGGCGTCTCGTCCTTGTTGAGGATCGAGATGATGTTGTGCAGCGACTCGCGGTTGCCCACGGCGTTATTGGTGATCAAGGTATTGGTCGGTGCCGCCAAAGCAGCCTCCTGTTGTGAGAGTGAATGAATTACAAACCGCTGAGGCGAATCAGCTCGGCCGCATCGGCGATCGAGTTGCCGCCGCTCTTCCTGAACCGCTCGCCGACTTGCCGAGCGGCATCGCTCGCCTGGTTGCCGGCCCTGCGGGCCGGTCCGGGCGCGACGCGCGTCGGTGTTGCTCTCGCGGTGGTGTTCGCCTGCCCTGAATTGACGGTTCCTTCGGATGATCTCAGGACGGGCGAAGCCTTCTTCTGGGCCTGCTCGAATCGCATGGCATTCAGCGCCATTTCGATGATCGGGGCCTCATGGATCTGGTTGATGCGGTCGGCCGGGATGCCTTTGGCGAACAGGAATTTGCCCACGTCGTCGTAGGTCTTGCTCGCGGCCTCAGGACTGCCGAAGTAGTCGGGCAGCTTGTGCGCCAGCTTGGCGTGCTCGGCGCGCCTGGCCTGCTGGAAGGCCTGCTCGGCCCGCGCCGCAGCGGCCTGCATGTCCTGCTGCCCGCGCCGGCTGGCTTCGGCCAGGACGGCCGCCTCGTTCATGCGGATCTGGTTGAGCCTGGCCCACTCGGCGGGGCTCTTCTCGGCGAGCCCGGTCCAGTCGACCTGGGACCACTTGTCTGCGAAGGCCCGCTGCAGCGCCGGGCCGGCCTGCCGCCACCACTGCGCGGCCTGGTCGACCACGGCGTTGGCACGCTGGACCTCATCGGCTGCGCGGGCGCGGACGGCCGCAGCCTCGCGCGCCTTCTCGTTGACGAACTCGACCCGCTGCTGCTCGTACTTCTTCAGCACCGGCCGCAGCTCGGGCGGCACGGCCTTCCAGGCCGCCTTGTCCTCGGCGCTCCAGAATTCGGGAGCATCGGCGTCCTCGGCCGCAGCGTCAGCCTCTGCGTCGGCGGCGTCATCGGCGCTGTCGTCCCCTTCCCCGCCGCCTTCCGCCCCGGCCTCGTCGTCCTCGTCCCCGTCGGCCGACGCTGTCTTTTCGGGCCGGTCTTCGTCGGCTTCGCCAAGATCGGCCATCAGCGCCACGGCCTCGGCGACGTCCACCGACTCGGGGACTACCGTCTTGTTCTCGCTGCTGGGATTGCTTGATGCTGGGACGTTTTGCTGAGCCATGATGCCGAACCTCTTGGTGAGTGTCGGCACACATACGCCACAACATTGCTCAGGAACGTCAAGCGTCCTTTTGGTCTTTTTCTAAAAAGAGAGTCATGCGCCATGCATTTCGCACGACCGTTGGCGCAGCGCGCTGATCCGCGCTTACCGCCGAAGTGCGCCAAGCTGGTGGAATAATCGATGACAGCAGCTTCGATCAGCCCGTGCGCCCGGCAGGTTCGCTGTCGTTCACGTGCTCGCGAAGCTTCGTCGCGATGGCGCCCACGTACAGCGCGAAGGCGGGCCCGGCGTGCCGCAAGCCGCAGTGTCATTGCCGTTCGAATGCAAGGGCTTATGTTTGCCCGGTTGTCCGCGTCGCGGGTAGGATGAAGTAGTCACTTGGGCACGCGGTGGCGAGATGTCGTTCTACACGATCAAGGAAGCAATCCGCAGCGGGTACCGCCTCAAGCTTTGGCTTGCCGAGGGCGAGTATGTCGTCGAGCCGCACGTGCTCGGCCGCAATCGCGGCGGCAGGACGCTGTTGCGCGCGTTTGAACTTCACGGTCCGGATCGTCCGAACAGCACGACACCGTGGAAACTGTTCGATCTCGATCGAATTCAGCGAGCAGTCGAAGCCGGCGAACGCTTCCGCAATCCACGGCCCGGATACAAGCCGAACGATCCGACCATGAACGGCGGCATAATCGAACGCGTATGATCGCGGGTCCGCGTATCGGCGCATTCAAGTTTACCGGGGACTTCGCTTGGCCGCCGCAGGTGTACGTTTGTTCGGAAAAAATGCCCGTCGCGGGGATACCGCGGCGGGCAGTTTCAGGGAGGAGAACGACGTCGGCTGTCAGGCCTCGTCAGAAATATGCGGAGCAAAAGCTGTGCCAGCGCGCAGCCTCACTGCGTGAGCGCCTCCACGGGGGTTCCAGGAACACGCCCCATGGGAACTTCGGCCATCGCCGCAGGTGCGGGGGGTACGAACTTCTTGCGCCGCAGTAGCTCTTCCATGATTGCGACGCCCTCCTGATAGTTGCCCTTCTTGCACTCCATCTCTGCGCCAAGTCGCCTGTGATTGCGGGCACCGTCGGTATTCTCGCTGCGACTCGCGCCGTACCAATCAAAAAACGTCATGAGCTGGCTGCAACGCGCTTTGAGGCTTGCCGAACTCTGCCCGAAGGCGGGAACGGTTGAGTTTGCCATGAGGACAACCGCAAAGACTGCGGCCGACCGAACAAATATCGGGCTCATGTCACGGCCCTCCAATTCAATCGATTGCCAAACGGTTGGACAACATCCTTCCTCGCGGCAGGCGGTTAACGTGGGGTGAACATTTCTTGAAGTTTGGGGCGGTTCACCGATTGGTCACGGCGCCACTCGCGTCCAATGGGGCCAGCATGGCCCCCCGGCGTGTCACGCGGTCTCGCTCCCGCGAGTGGGTTTCGGCAAGGCGCGGACTACCTGCCTCGCTGGCTTATCCTCCCGCTGCCCCTGATACGAGACCGCACCTCCGTCGGGGACAGGTACGTCACCTC